AATGGACAACTGGTCGATGATTAGTCCGATTGTCAAAGGGGTAGCGGCTTCTTTTGTGGCATTCAAAGCCATGAATGGGCTTACCAGTCTGGTTGGAAAGGCAAAGAACCTGATTGATATTTTCAAAACGATCAAGAGTATCGCAGGGGTTGCCGGAAAAATCAAGGCTCTGGGAGCTGCCTTTAAAGGATTCAGTGGAATAGCTACACTGCTCACTTCGCCGATCGGGCAGATTGCCCTTGTGATCGGTGTATTTGCAGCAGCAGTTATTTTAGTCCTTAAAAACTTTGATAAAATCAAGGCAGGTGCTGCAGCATTAAGAAATTGGATTGGTGAGAAACTGGGTGCGCTAGGGAACTTCTTTAAAATGTTAGGTTCGGCAGTAGTTGGAGCCTTTCAATTGATGTGGACGGACATAAAAAATTTAGGAAGTTCTATTGTATCAGGATTTCAAACATTAGGAAGTAATATTGCTTCTGTCTTTTCCGGTGTTTGGGACGGATTGGTGAGTGGATTCAAAGGAGTAATCAACTTCTTTATCAGCGGCATTAACACTCTGATTGGAGGAGCGAACAAGCTGCTGTCGGTTAAAATTCCGGATTGGATTCCGGGCGGAGGCAAAACAGTCGGCATCCAGCTGCCAACTATTCCGATGCTGGCAAAGGGCGGTATCGCAACCAAGCCAACCCTGGCGATGGTGGGCGAAGGCAAGGAGCATGAAGCAATCTTGCCGCTTTCCAAACTGCAGGGACTGCTAAACGGTGGCAACCTTGCTTCCATGATGAAGAGCCTGATCCGACGGCCGGCTGCTGTTGCAGGTGGTGGCACAACCTACCAGTACAGTCCACAGATTGTTTTTAATGGTGGAGACAAGCAGGAACACGAGGAAGTGCTGGAAAGCGATAAAAAACGCTTTGACCGCTGGGCAAAAGAGCGGGAAGAATACGACCGCCGCACCCGCCTGAAACCCAAAAAATAAGGGGGCATAAATGAACACCTATACAACCATACAGGGAGATATGTGGGACAGTATCGCAAAGAAAGTCTATGGAACGGAAAGGGCCATGGATATTCTGATGAAGGCTAATCCGGAACATTTAAGCGTAGCGGTGTTTGGGGCAGGGGTGGAGATCCTCCTGCCCCAATTTACTGCGCAGGAGGCAGTTAGCAATACTATGCCGCCCTGGCGAAAATAACAAGGAGGTGAGGGCTTGCAGGGCAGACAAACAAAGGTGAAAGTATTGCTCAACGGGGTGGATATTACTTCCGATCTGAGAGGGGACACGCTTTCCCTGACCTTTAATGACAGCGCCGAAGAAAACGCGGACAACGTCGATTTTCAGATTCAAAACCGCGAAAAGAAGTGGCTCAAAGGCTGGTTTCCGGAGAAAAGGGACACCTTTTCCGCCCAGATCATCGCAGAAGATGGAACCATTGACTGCGGCACCTTCCTGCTGGACGATGTGGGAATGTCCGGCCGGCCGCTGACGGTAAGTATCAAAGGGGTGGCAAAGCCGTCCGACCAGGACTTTTCCGAGGTGGAGCACAACCAGACTTGGGAGCAGGCAACCCTGCAGGACATCGCCGCCACCATCGCAGGGCGCGCAGGTGTTGCGCTCGAATACGATGCAAAAGAGAATCCGACCATCCAGTTCCAGACGCAGGAGGGAAAAACCGACCAGGATTTCCTTCAGGAGCTTGCAGCAAAACATGGCATCACCATGAAGCTCTACAACAAGAAGTTGGTGCTGTATGAGATGGAGGAGCTGGAGAAGGCAGGACCCGTCAAGACGCTGCGGGAGTCCGATCTGCTTTCCTGGGAGGCAAAAACGACGCTGCTGGACACTTCCTATTCTGGTGTATCGGTCCAGTATATCAACACCGACGGAGAAACTATGACCTACACCCACAATGGCGGAGGAAACAAGGCTCCAAAAATCTACAAGCTGGATGACCAGTTGGACAGCCTGGGGATGGCACAGAAGGTGGCGGCGGCAAAGTACAGGGAGCTTAACCGTGGAGAAACCACCTTTTCCTGCTCGCTGCCAGGCAATCCGGCGCTTGTTTCCGGTGTCTGCGTGGAAGTAGACGCAGAGGACTTTGGAAAGTTTGGCGGAAAGTATCTCATCGACAGCAGCACACATACGGTCAGCGGTGGATATACCACAGATCTGACAATGCACAGGGTAGAGGAGGGATAAGATGGAGATTGTCAGGGTGTCCGAAGTGGACTATGCAAAAGGACTCATCAAGGTGGAGCTTCCGGCCAAGGACAACATCGTTTCCAACTGGATCACCTTCCCAAGTAATGAGTACGAGATGCCGGAGGTCGGTGACCTGGTCAAGGTAGAGTTTGAGCCGGACAAATACGGGAATCCGTATACCAGCGGCATCTGCTATAAAAAATGTTTTAACAAGGATGCGCTGCCGAAGCTGCAGGGGAAGGACCTCTTTTACAAGGAAATGAAGGGGGATGTGACTCTCATCTATGACTGCGAAAAGAAAAAGCTGACTATTCAGACCGATAAGGAGATTCTGATTACAGCAGCAGAGAAGCTGGAAATTAAAACAAAAGAACTGATCGTGAAGGCACAACAGGTAAAAGTAGAAGCACAGGAACTTCAGGTCGATGCGGCAGTCATTTCCCTGACTGGCCAGACAACCATCAACGGAGAAACGGCCATCAACGGAAATCTGACTGTTTCCGGAACGGTTTCGGCAGCAAATATTTAAGGAGGTGGACGCTTGATTGGAAGTTATGCAGGAATCAGCTTTACGGTTTCAGAAGATAAGGTGCAAACCTTTCAGGAAATGAGTCGGGAAACTGCTGCTCGATGGAACACGCATGAGGTCATCGGCGCAAAGCCAAAGCAGGAATTTCTGGGGCCGGATCTGGACAGCATGACGTTTACCATGCAGCTGTCCGCCTGGCGGGGTGTCAGCCCTCTGCAGCTGGCAGAACGGCTGCGGCAGTTTTGCAGCAAAGGGGAGTATGACAATCTGATTGTGGGCGGCCGGAATTTTGGCAAGTACCTTATCGAGAGTGTCAGCGAAACCTACCATACGGTGACCAACCGCGGGGAGGTCGTGCAAGCGAGTGTCGATGTGAGTTTAAAGGAGTACCAGTGATGCGGATTACAGGGGAAAATTTAACGCCTGATCTTCGCCAGCAGGTGGAGCTGCTTTGTGCAACACCGGTCGGCAGCGTGGTATTGGATCGGGATTTTGGACTGGACATGAGCTTTATCGATGAACCGGTCAGCGTGGCGGTTAATATGGCCGCAGCAGAAATTTCGGTGAAGCTGGAAAAATACATCCCGGCGCTGCAGCTCATCCGGGTTCAGGCGGACTATGATCAGTCGCAGGATGGGACAGTGGAGATGGAGGTGATTGTCAAAAATGTCGAGCAATAATCCTTACGATGCGGTGCCGGAGATTGATTTTGCTCCGGAAAGCACCGAACAGATTTTATCGGATATGGTTGATACCTATGAGCAGAGTATCTTTGAGCAGACTGGCCGGATGGAGAAGCTGCCGACAGCCAGCCGGGAAAAAATCATACTGAACACAATGGCCTATCTGATTTCTGAATTGTATCAAGATTTTGGAAATCGGGCAAAGATGAATCTGCCAAAGTACAGCGCCGGCAGCTTTTTGGATGTTCTGGCCTCTTTCTGGGGTCTGACACGCAGGGCAGCGACACCGGCAATCGGAGAAGTAGAGTTTACGCTGTCCGCAGTGCGGGAAGAGGATATTTTCATTCCGAAAGGAACCCGGATTTCACCGGGTGACAAGCTGTTTTTCCAGACAGATGAGGATCTGATCATCCGTTCACCAAACACCAGCGGCCGGGTGGGGATTACCTGCCAGCAGGCCGGCGAGGTCGGAAACGGATTTTCAGAAGGCAGAATCAACATCATTGTTGACCCGGTGGCTTATGTGTCAAAGGTCAAAAATATCGAAAAGACACAGGGCGGCGCGGATGTGGAGGACGATTTGAGTCTCCGCACCCGCATTTTTTATGCTCCGAAAGGGTACAGTGTGGCAGGTCCAGCAGAAGCATACCAGTTTTGGGTGCGGGAATTTTCCCAGGCGATTGAGGGAGTCGGTGTTTCAACGCCGGAACCGGGAAAGGTGGATATCTGCCTGACTTTGCAGGATGGAGAAATTCCGGAAGAACCATATCTGGAACGACTGAAGGAATTTCTGGAGAACAAGCGGCCGCTGACCGATGAACTGACGATGCGGGCGCCGGATGTTGTGGAGTTTGATCTGGAAATTACTTACTACATCAACAAATCAGATGCAAACCGCGAGCTTGAAATCAAGGCGGCCGTCGAAGCGGCGGTGCAGTCCTATCTGTCCTGGCAGGAAAGCACTATCGGCAGGGACCTCAATCCAGACAAACTGGTTGCTTTGGTGATTGCAGCCGGAGCAAAACGTCTGGAGGTAGTGACACCGCAGCATCAGATCATCGCATCCGATGAAATCTTCAAGCACAGGTCAGCCAAAGTAAATTATGGAGGTTTGGAAGATGATTAGTTTACAGCAGGTAAGTTTCTCAACTCTTTTGCCTCCGAATCTGCAGGACGCGCAGACCAGGGCACTGGGAGCCGCATGGGACAAAGCCTTCCGGAAACTGGTGGACTACGTCGAGCGTGTTTCCATGACATTCGCTTTTGTGATGGAGCTGGATGAGGAGATGGCAGACCATTTTTGCCTGTCGCTGGATATCAAGGGATACAAAGCGGATCTGTCTCTGCAGAAAAAGCGGCTGCTCATTCGATCGGCTCTGCTCAACTATTCCCGCATGGGTACCAAGGCGGCGCTGGAGGATGCAGTCGGCATTATTCATGGAGGCACGAGCGTACAGGAAAACTGGGAATACGGCGGGCAGCCTTACTTTTTCCGGGTGGCAGTGGATGCCGGCCAGGAAAAAGTAGCAGAGAATCCGGTGGGCAGGCTGCTGGATACCATCATGGAATACAAAAATGCACGTTCCTGGCTGCAGGGAATTACCGTCGATGTCATTGAGCCGGGAAGTGTTTACACCGGTGCTCTGCCGGAGATGGGGACCATGCTGGTGATCGACCCGTACCGCCCACGAGAGATGATAACCGACGGCAAAGCAATTTACCAGGCTATGGCAACGCACGGGGCATATCTGATCATTGAAAGATAATAGAGAGGAGAATAGAAATGCCGCAGGAATTTGAATATTTTGCGATCCTGACAAACAAGGGCACCGAAAAGCTGGCTCAGTATCTGCAGTCAGGTGAAAAACTGACTATCAGCTGGGTCGTAGTCGGTGACGGAAATGGCAGCATCCCCATGCCAGATCCAGGACGAACGGCTTTAGTTCATGAAGTATGGCGCGGGCCGGCACAGGTGACAGGGGATTTGGTAAACAAAAATGTCATCAAGGCAACATCCGTTATCCCGACTGATGTGGGCGGCTGGAATGTAAGGGAAATTGGTCTGATCGACCAGGATGGGGAACTGTTCGCGATTGCCAATGCCCCAGGTTACCCGAAAATCAGCATTGCAGACGGCATCAACAACGATATGTGTGTTGGTATGCGTGTAGCGGTGAGCAATCAGGCGGAAATCAACATCAAAGTGGACGGTACTGTCATTATCGCTACCATTCAGGACATCGAGGAGCACGACAAAAACGAGGATTCCCACCAGGGTCACTTTAAAAACAAAGAAATCCATGTTTCCACAGATGACCGGGAAAACTGGGACAATCCTCTGATTGTGGCAACCGTGCTGCTTACAAGTGAGGGCTGGAAGCGTGATCCGGAGGGAGTAACCTTTATTCAGGATGTGACCGGTCAGCTTCCGGAAGAAACCGTTTTGCCGAATATGGATTTGGCCATTAAAGCAGATCCAAACTTGACGGCGCAGATGGTAGACAAAGATATTGGTCTGGTAGCGGAACAGACCGGCGGAAAGATCGTTGTCCATGCACTTCGGGAAGCGCCGGACATCAATATGTATCTGCAGGTGTCTCTCTACCGCTCAAAATCGGGGGAAGAAAAGACCTATTACTCAAATCTTCTGGGCAATCCGGGAGAGATCGGAACCCCGCTGCCATTGCCGATTGAAAAAGGCAGCATCCATCTGGAGGACCAGTCCACTGCAGAGCAGCTGAAAATCCATGGAACGCACACCAATCCATCCATTGACTGGGCAGCGACCAGAGTAGTCCGAGGGGAGAACGTTGGACCGATCGGGCCAAACGACGGGGTACAGATCATGGACGGCACCGCAACGGAATTTACCGATACCAACAATCTGAAGGCCGGTGTACGGTACATTTATGCTTACTTTCCACGAAATGAAGCAGGAAATTACCAGATGTCAGCGACCACAGCAGAAATCACTATCCCGACCAAGAAACCGCAGCCACCGACCAATCTGCAGATAAAAAACAGCACCGACGCCAGTGCCTTTGCAGCGACACTTACCTATGAAGCGCCAGTGGATGTTTACCGCGACCACTTTGCCATTGTGCGAAAGGAAGGCAGCGCACCGACCTCTCTGGAAGATGGCAAGATCGTTTATGAGGGAGCCGAGCTTACCTTCCGGGACACCCAGAACACAACCTTTGGGGTGGAATACCACTGGACTGTGTTTGCGGTCAATGCAGAAGGCGTCGTGAGTGACGCTTCCCCTAGTGTATCTCTTTCCATTCAGCCGATCGTTCCAGAACAGGTAACCGAGCTGACTGCAGCAGATGCTTCCGCACCAGAGTATGGCTATCGTGTTATGGTAAAATGCAAAAAGCCCGCTGATGTCAATGCCTATAAAATCATGGTGCGTCGTAAGGCCGGGGAGATGCCGGCAACCAGCATCGACGGCGATCAGGTCTATGAGGGCAGTAACGAGATCTTCTACGATCTGCCGCCTTTTTCCTCACAGGAATATTTCTACCGAGCATTTACCGTAAACCAGAGCGGACAGATGAACGATGAGCAGGAGGGGGCGGTTGCATCGGTGACCCTCACTGCAAAAGAACCGGGAAGTGTCACCAACCTGGCAGCCACCGATGAAAAAGGAACAACAACTGGCAGCTTT